CGCCCGCGTCGGGCAGGATGCTTACCGGGTCATTGTCCTGCACAAACAGCACCGTCACCTGCCCAATGCCGGGCGTTTCGCCGAACGCCCACGCGCGGGTCGTGCCCGCGACCTCGAGCGCCCAGGCGATATAATCGGATTCGTGCCCGCCTCGAGGTGGCCGGCGAATCCTGGCCACCACGCGCGCGCGCAGGGCGTCGTCGGTTTCCTCGTCTGAGCCACCGATTAGGCCGCCAGTGTCGACCGTGCACGTGGGGTCGACGCCGGGCGCTGGGCTCACAAACGTAAGCGTAACGCCGGCCACGCTGTTGGCGTCAAACCCCACCTCGGTGCTGTCGAATGTCGCGACCGCCACGCCGCCGGCGATAATCACCGTGCCCTGCACCGCAAACTCGACGCCGTCGCCGCGAATAGCGAGCGCGCCGGCGGTAATTTCGGCGCCGTTGCTACCGGTGCACACCACCGGCCCGCTGGCCACCGTGCCGGCGAGCCTTTGGGTGCCGTAAAGCGACGCGTGCCGGGCCAGGTGCTCGCTGTCGGCCGTGTCGGCCAGTATTTGCCGGGCAATATAGACCTGGTGGCCATAGAGCCCGTGCACGCCGCCGGCGTTGACCACCGCGAGCACCCGCAGCACCGCGCGCCGCATGAGCGCGTCGGCGCCGGCAATGCGCGCGTTAATGTCGGCAATGGCCCGGTCGATCAGCTCGCTAAGGGTCGGACGACTAAAGGGCACTTTCGACCCCCTCCCAAACAAAGGCGTGCTGAAACTCGACGCGCGCAGCGTCGGGTCGCTCGACAATGACCCGCAAATGCAGCCTGTCGGGTTTTAGAATTTCCGAGGTAACCTCAATGCCGGCCGCTATCCCGTCCTCGACCAGCCACTCGAGCGCACGCTCGACCTCGCGCTCAACCCTGGCCTGCAGCTGCACAGTCAGTTTTTGACGCTGCAGCAGCCACAGCAGCGAGCCGATTTCGTCACCCTCAACCGGTGCAAACGTGTCGCCCCACCAGCCGCGCCGGTCGCTGTTTTCGGTCGGCAGCCGCTCGTCGCGGCTCGCGCGGCCGTCGGTAAACAGCGAAATCGAGATTGCGGTATTGAGGCCCTCGTCGGTTTCGAGGTCACCGCCGGCCAGCACCAGGTCAAACTCGCGCTCGGCCGTGCCGAAAACTAGCGCCACGTCCACAGCGACACCCCCGATTTAATCGACCGCGAAAACCTTGGCCGAGCCCGACTCAACCGTGCCCACCGTGCAGGTATCGCCCAGGCGCGCCACCGCTTTGCCACCGGCACCGCCCAGGTTGACCACGCCGCCAGCGTTTACCTGCACGTTGCCCACGGCCGTAATTGCAGCGTTACCGTCAGCCGTTATCGAAGCGTCGACGTCAGAGTGCACCGTTGCGTTGCCGCCGGCGTTGACCGTAACGGCGCCGGGTGTCTCAATGACAATGCCGGCGCGCGTCAGGTGCACCTTTTGCCCGAGGTCGTCATGCAGCGCCACCTCGCCCTCGGCGAGCGTAATTTTTACGCTGCGGTCGGCGGTCGCGATTAGCACCTGGTGGTCGTCGATACCGCCGCAAGCCACCGAAATGCCCTCGCAGCTGCCGGGTATCGGGTGCGAGGCAAACCCATAGTGCGAAAACATTTCCGCCGCTTGGGTCGTCGCCCCGCGCCGGCCGGTAAACTGCGCGGTGCGTAGCTTTTTGGATTCGTCGACGCGGGTAACCACCACGCGCGTGGTGAGTGTGCGCACCCATTGGTGCATCGCCTCAACCGCACGGTTGATTTCGTGAATAACAGCCAAAACGAAACCTCCGCGCGTCCTAGGGTGTGGTCCTAGGTCGGACCTGGTCGCGTTTGTCCAGCTGGCGAGCTCCTCGAGCGCCGGTTTTTGTCAAATCGTCGACGTAAGCCACAGCTCGGGGCCAGCGGTGGTTTTTTCAGGAATCACCAGCACGTCGAAAGCCTCGGGTCGGCCCAGCGTCAACCGAGCTCGGCGGCCGTTGCCGTCGCTTTGGTAGTTGACGCCGACCAGCAGCAGCTCGCCGTCAATCTCGAGGAAGTCGTCGAGCACGTGCACCAGGGTGTTGGGTCGCCACAGCGAGCCCTTGCTATTGCGCCACTCGCGCACCGTGATAACCGGCCGGTGCGCCTGGCCGGCACGGCGGGCAGCTTCCCACCGCGCGCGCTCGCGCAGGGTCGCGTCGGTGCCCTGGGTTTCCGCCATTGCCACGCGCGGCCGAAATCGCGTTACCAGCGGGTCGGTGGCCTCGCCCTGCGGCTCGGCCGCCTGGGTCGGCGTCAGCTCGTCGCTGCCCTGCTGCTGGGCCTTGAAGCGATACAGCGAAAACCGGTCGGTGCCCGAATCGGCCACGCCGGCCTCGAGGGCCTCGGTGCCGAGGACCACAGCCAGCGGCTCGCGCTCGGCCTTGGCCCTGGTAATCAGCACGTCGCCGCCCGGGTCGGATACCAGCAGCAGCCCACGCTGCCGCGCCATGCGCTCAAGCGCTGAAAATACGGTTTCCGAGGCCTTGACCGAGAACGTGGGGAAAGCCTCGCCCACGTCAACCTCGGCCCTTACAGCCACACCAAAGGGCGCGGCGAGCTCCTGGGCAATCTGCAAAATGCTGCGGCCCTGCCACTCGCCTGGCTCATGCGTAACCGAGCAATCGACCAGGTCGCCGGCCAGGCTGCGGCCCTTTATGCTGACCTCATGGGCCTGCGCGTCGTGGCTGCGCACCACCTCGTCGACGTAGCCCCTGAGCACCAGCTCGGCCTCGAGCCACACCTCGCAGGCGTCGCCTCGCTTGACCTGGCGCTAAATTGAAACGACCCGGCCAGGGCCTCAATTGAGCGGTTTACGGAAATGCTTTTCCAGCCGCTAAAGGGCAGCCCGTTGACGTGCAGCTCGGCCCGGTCAGGCATCGGTCAGCACGTCAAAGTCGCCGGCGCCTGACAAAAACAGCGGGTGCACCACCAGGTTGCGGTCGATAATCTCGCCGGCCCGCTCGGCGTCGGCATAGAGCCGGTACGCGAAAACCTCGGCCGGCTCGGTCTGGGCAGGCGACACCGTGATTACCCGCGCCGCCGTGGCGCCCTTGGCCTTGATACTTTCCGAGCTCACAGCCAGCAGCGCGCGCAGCTCTCTAAACGCGTCGTCATCGCCGGCAATGCTGGCGGCCTCGAGCTCGGTGTCGATCAGCTCGAGCAGCTGGTCGCGGGTGCCGGCGGCCTCGCGGTCGCTCGCAAAATCAATCTCGCCGGCCGCCCTGGCCGCCTCAACCGCCGAGGCCCGGCGGGCCAGGCTGGCGAGGGCGTCCTGGTTTCGCGCGGCTGCAATGCGGTTTATGGTCGAGCTCGAGGTCGGCCGCAGCACGCGGTCGACGTCGGAAACCTCGAGCATGCGCGAAAAGCGCAGCCTCGGGTCGGGCTCGAGCGCGGCCACGCCGCCGGTCACCGCGACCAGGCGTGGGCCCAGCTCGGCCGCCGTCCTTACCAGGCGCGCCGAATCGCCGGTTATCGCCCGCAGCTCGAGGCGCACCTCGGAAGCGCCGCCGATAGCCTCGACCCGGTCGGCCACGCGGTCGAGCACGTCGACCACACCGCCGAGCACCAGCTCGCCCTCGGTCTGCAAAAACGAGCTGCCGGCCAGGGTGTCGAATTGGACGTTAAACGCCTCCTCGATTGCCCCAATGACCGACTCGAGCACCGGCGCGAGCACCGGCCCGCTGCCCCGCAGGGGTGCCGGCACCACGTTGCTGCCGGCCTCGGCAAACTCGAGGTCGAAACGCGCAAACGCACCCTCGCGCATGTTTTCGGTGAGTCGGAACTGCTCGCAAACCACCTCTCGAGTGCCCAGCCACCGGTCGACATACTCGCCGGGCCCGGCCCGCTCGCAGGCCTCGAGCAGCGCGTCGCGGCGGGTCGTGTAATCGTCGCCAATGACAAACGCGCGCACCGAAAAGCGCCGAGCTCGGCGGCCCAGGTCCTCGGTATAGGGCACGTCGCGGCGTGGGTATTCGTGCACCACAGCGCGGCGGCCGGTGGCAAAACCGCGCTCCTCGACGCCGAATTGCACGCCCCTAAAACTGGCCTCCTCGAGCGTATCGCGCCAGCCCACCGCTAAAACCCGGCGCCAGGCGCGAGCGTTAGCCCGGTCGTTACGTCGAGCTCGAGGTTGCCGGCGGTGCTTTCGGCCCGCTCGACGCGCGGCGCGCGGTCCTGCGAAATCGAAACGGCGAGCCGGCCCGAGATATTGCCACCACCACCAGGCGCGAGGGCAGCGGCAGCACCAGGACCTCGACCGCCGAGCGCAGGCCCGGCTGCGGGCGAGCTCGTCGACGTAGCGGTGGCGTCGAATCCGAGGCGGGTTTTAATGAAGTCGGGCAGGCCAGCGGCAAAGCCTGAAATGCCGCGCTTGATACTCGCAAAAAACTCTTCGAACCACAGCCCGAGCGGTCGCCAGTTTTTCCAAATCGTAATACCGACCGCAGCAATGCCCGCCAGGCCGGCAAGAATCCAGCCAATAGGCGTCGCGAGTATCGCCACGCCGAGGGCACCGACCGCCCAAATGAGTTTTCCGATAATTACAGCCGCGAGAATCTTAACCACGTTTGCGAGGCCGCCGAGAAATTCAACCGTTTTCGTAACCAGCGGCAGCAGGTCGCGTATAACCACAGCGGTTTGCTTAATGCCCGAAACCAGCGAATTTAGGCCGTCGACGAAATCCTTTTTTATGACCTCGCGGTTGGTCATGGCCCACTTTAGGAAAGCCTGCGAGGTTTCCAGAATCTCGGGCAGCAGGTCGCCGCCAATCGACAGCGCCAGGCCCTTAAACACCGCGCCTATGTCGGTAAAAACGTCCTTTGTAATTTCGCCCTTGCGCACGGTTTCCTCGTCGAGCACAAACCCGAGCTCGCGGGCGCGCTTGCGCATCTGCTCGAAGGGCTCGAGGCCGTCCTTTAGGGCGTTGGCCATGAGCTGCCCGGTGCGCCCAAAGGCCGCGTTGGCGAGCGCTGCGCGGTCCATCTGATTTTCGGTTTCGGCCAGCTTTTTAATGACCAGGTCGAAAGCCTCGCTGGTGTCATCGGCGTGCACCAGCTGGTTTAGAAATTCGGTATTCGTTTTTTTGAGGATGGTAAACAGCGTGCCGGTGCCAGCGCGCAGCTCGCCTATGGTTTTGCCGAGTTTGACCAGGCCTTTGTCGGTTTTTTCCTGCGATACGCCGGCGCGGTCGAATGCGAATCGGTACTCCTGCAGGGCCTCGACGCCGAGGCCCGCAAAGTCGGCGGTTTTCGCGATTTCGTCGGTAGCGTCGACAAAGTTTTTTATGGCCGCCCCTCCTGCAGCGACCAGGGCGGTGCCGAGCAATGCGGCGGTGCGTGTCAGGTTTGCGAGCTGGCGGCCCACGCCCATAGCTGCACCGCGCAGCCGCTTAAAGCCCGAGGCGCGGTCGAGGGTCCGCAGCCGCGCCGTAACCGCGCGCAATGGCTTTTGCATTTTGTCGATGCGCCGCGAAATCCTGGTTACCGGTGCGCTGATTTTGTCAACGCCCGCCAGGACCAGCTTTAGCGGTTTGAGTCGCGGCATGGATTCGATCCGCCTGGCGGCACCAGCGCAAAAATTCGTGCGGTGTCAGCCTGTCAATTTCGCTCGGTTGGAAATGAAAAAACGCCGCCAGCTCGGCGGCGGCGTCCCACAGGTCGGTCGGTGCTAATCCGGTGGCCCAGCTTCCGTCAAGAACTCGCCAAAAAAAACCTGGGCGACCTCCTGACACCTGACGAAATCGCGCGGGTGCATTTTGTGCACGTCGGCAGGGGTTAGGTTTGTCATGCGGGAAACCAGGGCGATGCTTTTAGCGACGTCACCTTTGTGC